TTTAATTTCGTTTTCATATTTTTTTGATAAATATAGGTGTAAACAATTTCCATGAAATATTATAATAAATAAGTCTGGGAAATCTTTAATTATTTTATGTACTAGTTCAAATTGTGTTGCTCTTATTTTTTCTTCACTTATTAAAAATGAATTATATTTGCCCTGTGGTCGCGTAAGTATTTGGTGGATTATATTTTTTATATTTCTATTGTAATCTTCAATGATCGTATATTGTGAATTTTCCCACCATGGTTCAACTAATGTTGTATTGAATGTTATAGAATTATTAAAAAGTCCATAATAATCATCGGATCGTTTCATTTTGTGCACTTTGGAAATTTTAATTTGTATACTGGTAGTTTCAGTAAGGAATGTAGTTACATTGTATAACAATGAATGAGCCGTTCCGGTAATATGTAATGCATATACTACTTTTTTGTATATTTTTGCAAGTAATTTTTCGCATTCAGTTGTATCTTTTTTATCATTTGTATTAGATCTATCATTGGATGATGTAGGTGACATTAAATCGCTTTCATCTACTAATACAGTTATATTTACTAGTTCTTCATTATACCGAATATATTCATTAAATTTTTCGTTTATTTTTGTTAATTGGGTTTGATTCATTAGACAACAGATAATATCGGTTGGTCCAATTGCTTCTTTGTTACTTAGTTTATTCATAGTATCGTTGTTATTGATATCTTTTAATTCGGGTAATCTGTAATCTTTCCAGTAATCAATATGTGTTTCTTTAAAATAGTCTTTAATTTCTTTATGGAATTCTTCAAAGATAGATTTAATAAACTGAATGTTAAAATTATAATTTTCTGTTCCGACGATATCATCTTGTAATTGTTTTTGATCAATTGCTAAATTTCTAAAAACATATAAAACTGGTCGTTTCAATATATAAACTGAAATCCACATAATTATACATGCATGTACACGTTTTCCAAGTTGAATATCTCCCCACAATAATTCTATGATAGATTTCTGATTTTCGTCTACATCAAGTGCATTTATTAATTCTTCTTCAAACGAAGGTGAATTAATATCTTTCGGTACATATTTTAGTTTCAAAGGAGGAGATCCCCAATTATGGCGTTCTAAACTTTCGCCGTTAATATAGGTACATTTTTCCAACATATTATTGATAAGTTTTTCAAGTGCCGGTTTAAAAATTGCGAGCTGTTTGTTGTAAAACGTGGCTATTTTTTGATAAAGCATTTTTATATAAATTAGCTAGGCACTCTTTAAATCAATTTTTAAAATATGCTTTGTCGCAAGAGTGCTTTGATCAAGAAGTGCTTTCAGGGGAAGAATATGTAACAAATATTTGTATATACATAGTAATGGAACGTGAAGAAGTTATTATTAACTTGAAATTGATAGAATCAGTTCAAAAAATGCAAAAATTGACGACACGAGATGTATATTTGAATATTGAATCTCCTTCACTCATTCCCGAATGTGTACGACGATGGAAGAGACAAGATGGTAGAGATACTACGATTAAAAAAATTAATGAGATTGTAAATTGTGCACTTGAAATGATTAAACAAGAAGATCTAGCTATTAAAGATTATTTAATTAAATCATGCGTGGGAATAAGTAATTTAAAAGAAACATATGCAACATGTAATCAAACTTGTGCACGGCTAGATATGATATTGGACAAAATACATTGTGTTGAAATAAAAAATAATGAAGGATAATTATATGAAGAATATAACATTATATGTAGAATTAATTCCAATTTTCATCTTTTCATTTTTGATAATGTCTGCTTTTGCAAATCAAAATATATTAAAGGCGGCGATATGGTTGTTGTTTACGATTGTAGGATTATTTACGGTATCTATGGTATTTAAACCTGTGCAGATGTCGCCACAACAAGATACGTTGCTTGTATTACCATTTTTTGCTAAATATTATTTGACATGTTCCACTTCGGTTTTTTTGATTACGTATACATTTACCTATTTATTGATGCCAATGATTTATGCTAAAAATATTAATTATGCCATCATCTTTTTATTTGTTGCATTTTATTTAGGAGATGTTTTAGGAAGAAAATTTATTCAAATACCAGGTGTAATAATACAAAATATGAATCCGGTAGGAGTGACGATAGGAACTTTGTGTGGTATCGTGTATGGTATTTTATGTTTTTTCCTAATTTATAAAGCGGGGGATAAGTATTTGTATTTTAGCACATCCACATCATCTACGGGAGAATATTGTTCCAAACCGGCGAATCAACAATTTAAATGTAATGTATATAAAAATGGACAGCTAATCTCTACTATTTAAAAAGGAAGAGAAGTAATTAGTTGGTTGGTATCTTTTTGTTTTTCAATTTGTAACGATCGTATACGGTTCATGATGTATACCCGATCTTCTTCTTGTTTTCGTTTTTTAGCAATGGGAGATTGTTTACCTTTATATTTGTAGTATAATATGCTGGATAAGCATAACATAAAAAATAATAATAAAGATGTATTTAATATCCATGTATGATATTGCATTTTATATTCTTTGCATGCTTTAAAAGAATCTACGAAATATTGTCGTACACCTGGTTCTGTTAAATGATCCATAATGTTAAATAAGTATATTTTTTAATACTTATTTAAACTATGGCAAATATGACAAATTCACTTGGAACATTTTTTTGGTTATCTTCCATTTATATATTTATTCAATCTAAACTAAGTGATAAACCAATGTCGTATGATATTATATTTTTAGGTATAGTGATTGTGTTTATGTATTTTATCAATGTGACTATATTACAGGAAAAATGTAATGCAGTAGATACATGGGTAATTATAAAATCAACGGTTATTCCTTGGGTATTTATTTTTGGTATTATGATGTATGCATTAAACCAATTCCCTTATTGGAAGACACCATTTTCCAATACTTTTGGATTACTTTTTGCCAAATTTGCTGGGTGCAATACTGTATTTCTAAATATGTTAAATCCGCAGGGTAGTGTAGATGGAAAATTACATTATGTATATTCGGATCCATCTTTATTGATTAATAAATTCACCATTGTGAATTTTGATACTACTCTTGCTACATTACAAGAAGGAAAAATAATTCCAACTCCAGTAGACGAGTTAAAGAAAAATGCATTTAAGGATATAGTAAAACTAAAAGAATTAATATCGGAATGGATATGGTATATTTTAACTGCATCTATTGCAATTAGTGTATCGTATAATAGTTTGATGGCAAGTAAATGTAATAAATCTGCATCACAATATATAGATAGTCACAACAACGCATTGGCTGAAACAACTGAAGACGAAACACCCGAAGTGTATACTATAACGGGTTAAAAAACACATTAGCTACAATATTCGTTACTAATTCATCTTTTTTATTTTCTGCATACACATCATAATGAATTTCTAATCCAGGAGCATGATTGACTTCAATAACACAACCATTTATATAATAAGGAATGGATAAATCTTTGCAAATATAATCAATTCCGCTTAATTTTAAATCTAAAATATGGTTTATTTCTTTAAACATGGAAATATTAATTGGGTTTACAGTATTTATGTCTACATAAGATAATATAGATCCGTTACTCATATTTTTAACATTGGTGATAATGACATTTTCTCCAATAGGTATAATATCAGAACTTGAATATCCTTGTTGCTGAATAAAGTTATAATCTATAGTATGAATTTTATACTTTCCTATTTTTTTGTTATAAGTTTGAATTAATTCGTCTACTGTATGAATACCGTCGCCGACAACAAATGGTGCGGTTTTCATAGTAATGGCAATAATATCATTATTAAAAACCATAATTCTATATTCTTCGCCAGATACTTGTTCTTCTATAAACGCAATTTTTTCTCGGTTCTTTAAGTCATTTACATAATGTAATAATTCGTTAGTGGTCATAATATTTGTGGTTACATACTTTCCTTTTTCGCCTTTAGTAGGTTTGGTAACTAATGGAAATTTTAAATCTTGTATACGGGATAAATTTTCATCGGTAGATAATTCATTATTCCAAACATAGGATTTGGATATAGGAATATTATTTTGTTGTAATAATTGGTTGGTTATTGGTTTTATGTTTATATTTTTTCCTAATTTGGAATTGTTTATTTTTTTATAATTTATTATTTTACCATTTTTTTTTAATGTATGATTATTTTTGTCAATTGTAATATTATTTTGTTCATAATTATCTAAAAAAAACTTGCGCGTAAAAACAATGCTTTCTTTGAAGTGATATTGTTGATATAGTATGACAATTAAAATAAAAATGAATATATAAATAATCATATATTCATTGATGTGAAAATAAAATTTACATTAGTTTATGTTGAATATAAAATGCACCATGGTAGCAAAAAATGGCAAGGATAAACACAATTAACCACATGGGGAAAACAGTTTTTTTGCGATATCCAACGCCAAATTGTCTTAATGATCCATCACGATTATAAATAATGGTTGGTTTAATCATATATACTATTAAAAATCCAATCAAGAATAAAATGATGGCAATACTTAAATGGTTCATATATACTGAAATGTTATTTTATTTTTTATTTTTTACGTGTTGTTATCTTCTAAATTGCCGTCATCTCCTGCATCTCCTTCGGCATCTTTGTTTATAAGACCTTGAAATAAAAGGGCTTCATTTAAGCGAGATGTAAATTGGGGGACATTGTATTTTGTACTGGTGTTCAAGTTCGTTTGAATAGATGTCAATAATTTTTCGGTTTCAGACAATTGTTTGCTACGATTTACCACGGTTTTTCGTTCTAAACTTTGTCGGATTGTCATTTTTTTCTTTAGATCAGCATAATCCGGAATAGCTAGTTCAGAATTAAATTTTTTAGAAATATATTTTAAAACTGTATCATCACGACCTTTCTTTTTGATTAAATCTATTTCTTTAAAAATTTGGAGTAAATAAAAGAACAAAATGACGTTCATATTTTCATGATGAAGTGGTTGATTTAGTTCTCGGAGTATTTGTTGTATATTTTCATTTGCGGATAATTCACGCCATAATGGAGTTATTGAATCCGCATTGATAGGAGGATCTTTATAATAATTCCGGATTTGTGTATGAATGGATTCAAAATGACTGCGAGCAATCAAATCAGTATGTGTAATAGGTATAGGTGATTCATATAATGTTGTATAAAAATCAATATTGGTGCATATTTTGGCATAGAATTGTAGTACCGTTTTTATGAAATTGGCAATGTACATACTTGGGTATTGTTCAAATACGTGTTGGAAATTCATTTTAGAAATATGTTTGGCATATGATTTTTGCAAATCTTGTAAATCACGTAAATTATATTGTGTTTCATAAAGAATATCCAAATCTACTTTTTTATTCATTGCATGTTTGAACAAAAGAGGATGAGGTATATCAAATGAAAAATCCAATTTAGGAAGAATAGGTATGTTAAATTTATTTACATAACTAGAAAAAATACGTTTATGTGGATGTGGGAAAGGAACATCTTTGAATGATAATTCAATCAATACATTATTTACTCGTTTAAAGTCGTCATGTAGTTTGTGGATAGGAGCGGACTTTTGTAATTGTGTTTTTATAGCTTCAATGACAGGGTAAGTGGAAACGTTAGATGGCATAAATGTTTTCCATTCCTTGTATTCTTTTACAACTACCTTTTTGGTAGTTACTTTATATTTTTCATCTAAATATGCACATATGCGTTTTATTTCAGACACAACAATTTTTTTACCAATTTCTTGTAATAAAGAAGCATCATATTTTTCAAGTAATGCAATAGATTTTACAATTTCTTGGGCAATAGTTTCACACGAATGTTGCATTTTAATGCGATGAATGTAAATAAGAAAATATAAAATTATCTTTTTGGGTTTACTTACAATACTATCATTAATAAACATGTGGTCTAATTGATTTAATTTTGGTTGTTGCATTAAAATCGTGCATAATGTAGATAGTACATT